GATGCGCAATTCCTTGAAACAAGGAAATTCCAGGTAACTGAGATAGCCAGGATATTCCGGGTACCGCCACATATGCTAGCCGATCTGGAACGTGCAACATTTTCCAATATAGAACACCAATCTATAGAATTTGTTGTGCATACAATTCGCCCGTGGCTGGTGCGGTGGGAACAAGCTATATTTAAGAAATTACTCACGCCGATGGAACAGAAGGAATATTTTGTAGAATTTCTCGTAGATGGGCTTCTAAGAGGCGACATTAAGAGTCGTTACGAAGCCTACGCCGTAGCTAGACAAAATGGCTGGATGAGTGCAAACGATATACGAGAACTAGAGAACATGAATCCAATACCGGGTGGCGATGTGTATTTAGTGAATGGAAATATGGTTCCGATAGGCGGAGCAGGAGCACAGGAGAAAGGAGGTGGGAGCGATGCCGGCAATCAAACCACACAAGACAGAAACCAGCAATAAGGCGTGGGATGGTCCTGCAAATGAAGCAAGATTAAAGTCGGGTGAGAACGAAGCATATTATCATAAAGCTTATGCCTGGCAGGACCCAGACGGAGACCCAACAACAAAAGCAGCCTACAAATTTATACATCATGAAGTTGATGCAGATGGCAATCCTGGAGCGGCAAATATCATAGCTTGTCGCACGGGAATAGCAGTTTTAAATGGCGCAAGAGGTGGTACCACAATCCCAGAAAGCGATTATCAAGGTGTATATAATCATTTAGCTAGACACATGAGAGATGCAGGGGAGGAACCGCCAGAATTGAATAGAAGTATTAATTCAAAAATTGAACGCAGAACAATAACAATGCATGAACTTCGTGTGGTAAATGGAGAAGCAGACAAACCACGCAAGATCGAAGGCCATGCCGCTGTATTTAACCAGTGGAGCGAAACACTTGGCTTCTGGTTCCCGTACAAAGAAAAGGTGATGCCTGGAGCTTTCGCCGAAACAATTGAAAAAGATGACATAAGAGCTCTCTTTAACCACGACCCTAATTATGTATTAGGCCGCAATAAATCAGGCACCCTGGAACTTCGAGAAGACGACCAGGGCTTATTTGTGTCAATCACTCCGCCGGATACACAATGGGCTAGGGACTTGATGGTGTCAATTGAGCGGGGGGATATTACGCAAATGTCTTTTGGCTTCGAAGTTATATCGGACCGCTGGGGATTAGAGGAAGGTATGGATGTTAGGGAGCTGCACAAAGTGAAGCTTTACGACGTTTCTCCTGTGACATTTCCGGCGTATCCGCAAACTGATGTAGGAGTGCGGTCGGCGCAAATGGTTTACAAAGAACATCTTGAAGAAAAACGCAAAGCTGAGGCACAAAAATCTAAACAAAAACTTGATATTTTAAAAAGAAAATTAAATCTTAAATCTAAGGAGGTTGTTTAAATGAAAAACATTGTTGAGTTAAAACAAAAGAGGGCTAAATTGATAGCCGACGCAAGGGCGATTCTGGACAAAGCAGAAAAGGAGGACAGGAGCTTAACCGCTGAGGAACTAGAACAGTATAACAAAATTGATGCCGAAATTGATAGGCTTGGTAAGGAAATTGAGATTGAGGAAAGACAGCAAGCGAGGGAAAGGGAGCTTGAGCAGCTCGAAAACAGAGCGCATAAGCCTAATCCCGGAGGCAAAGAGGAAAGAACAGGACCGAGGGCAACAGAGGAATACAGAAACGCATTCTGGAAGGCCATGAGACACACGAGAAACGCTCTATATGCCGATGAAGTGCGTGCTCTGCAAGTTGGAACTGACAGCGAAGGCGGTTTTCTGGTGCCTGATGAGTTTGAAAGAACTCTTATACAGGCGCTTGAAGACCAGAACATCATGAGAGGACTTGCAACTGTCATCAATACAGGCTCTGGCGATAGGATAATCCCTGTTGTAGCAAGTCATGGCACTGCAACATGGACTGGGGAGGAAGGCGCATTTACTGAAAGCGATGACGTATTCAGCCAGATTACCCTCGGAGCTCACAAGGTAACAACCTTGATGAAGGTTTCGGAGGAATTGCTCAATGACAGCGCATTCAATCTTGAGGCATACATTAGCTCCGAATATGCACGTAGAATTGGAGCGGCAGAAGAAGAAGCCTTTATCAACGGTAACGGCTCTGGCAAACCTACAGGTTTAATTGTGAGCGCTCAAGTAGGCAAGACAACAGCGGCCAATAATGCCATTACTTTTGATGAACTGATTGACCTGTATCACTCACTTAAACGTCCGTATAGGTCAAGAGCATCGTGGTTGATGGCCGATAGCACCGCAAAAGTAATTCGCAAGCTCAAAGACCAAGATAACCAATATCTCTGGCAGCCTTCCGTAACGGCTGGACAGCCTGATATGTTGCTTGGCAGGCCGGTGCAGATATCCGATTATGTCCCTGCTATTGCAAGCCAGGCAAAAGTTATCGCATTTGGCGACTTTAAATATTATTGGATAGCCGATAGGCAGGGCAGAGTGTTCCAGCGTCTGAATGAGCTTTATGCAGTCAATGGTCAGGTTGGATTCCGTGCATATCAAAGGGTTGACGGCAAACTTATACTGCCTGAAGCTGTGCAAGTCCTGAAAATGGCAGTCTAATAGAGAGGGTTAACAGCCCTCTCTTCCCTTTTGGGAGGTGAAGAAGGTTGAAAATCAGGATTTTATCGGGTATGGCGGGCATTGATTTTTCATATTCGGCAGGCGACATTGTTGGAATAGACGATGCAACTGCTGAAAAATGGATTAAAGCCGGCCTTGCTGAACCTATAGAATCACCGAAAGCAGGTGGTAAGGATGAAATTAAAAATAATAACCCCTCCAGCAGTGGAGCCATTGACGCTGACGGAGGCAAAACAACACCTAAGAATAAGCGGAACAGATGATGATATACTGGTAATCAGCCTTATAAAACAGGCAAGGGAATATTGCGAGGACTATCAAGGACGGAAATACATCACTCAGACACTTGAAGCATACCTTGACAAGTTTCCGGACAACAACGAGAGCATAAAATTCGGCAACTGTTCACCTGTTCAGTCTATAGAAAGCATAAAATACACGGATTATCTGGGTGTTGAATATACCTTTGATGCCGCAAACTACAGTCTTGACAACGTATCGTTTGTCAACAAAATTGACCTGAACTATGGCAAAACGTGGCCGACAGTTACACTTAAACCCACAAACAGCATAAAAATTCGCTTTACGGCTGGTTATGGCGACGCTTTGGCTGTACCTGAGACAATCAAATGGGCAATGGTGCTGCATATGCGTATATTGTACGATGATTACAGACCAGATGAGCGGGAAAAACTTGAGCAGGCACGGGATGCTTTGCTCAGTATGAATAGGGTGGTGCCGGTATGAGAATATGTTTTCACAAGTATGAAGTAGTTCATCAGCAAAGAATGTATAAATACCTTGAGTGTACTAAATGTGGGAAGCGTAAAGTTTTGGATTTTACTTGGAGAAATAATTATGCAGGACATCAACCAATGAAATACCCTAACTGGGAGGGGAAAAGGTGGTGCCGGTATGAAGTCTGAAAAATTGAGGCACAAAATAGATTTTCTCCACAAAACTACAATCAAAAATGAGTACGGCGAACCTGAGGATACTTGGGACATATTTATAAGCACCTGGGCAAGTAAAGAGCCTCTTTTGGGGAATGAGTATTTTAATGCCCTCACTGCAAACACACGGGTTGATGCAAAATTCAACTGCCGGTATATTCCTGACATTACGAACAATATGCGCATCCGTCACGGCGATGAAGTATACGAGATATTATCGGCCATAAATGTAAAAAGCCTTAACCGTGAACTACTCTGTTATTGTAGGCTGGTGGAGTAAATGGCTAAGGTGAATTTTAAAGTTGAGGGCATGAGGGAGCTGCAGAAAAGCCTTAAAAAGCTAGGCGAAGTCCCGCAAAAACACGTCACCGCATCTAGCAAAAAAGGTATGAACATTGTCTTAAAACAAGCCAGAGCCAATGCTCCATATGATACGGGAGCACTAAAAAGAGGCATAAAACTTGTGGGTGAAAAAGCAAAGGCAAAAGGCAAAAAGGTATACCGGATAGTATTTGACCGGGCCATGAACGACATATTCCAAAAGAAAAACAAACAAGGTAAGGTTATTGCGTATTATCCGGTTAGTCAGGAATATGGATATTTCCTTAGAAATGGCGAATATATGCCGGGGCTCAGGTTTATTCACGATGCTCTTAATGAGAACACACAAAAAGTAGCTCAAACTATCGTTGACACAATGAAGAAAAAAATAGATGAAGAAATCAGAAAGGCGGGGTTGAGATGATAGAAGCAGCATTACGAGAGGCACTGACAAACAGAATACCAGAGTTTGTGGACGAAATTTATCCTACAAACGCTCCTGAAGATGCAACCAAGCCTTATCTGGTTTATATGCGTATCACAACAAACAAAATTAAGACGTTGGAAGGGCTGACAGGCAAGGAATATCTCAGCTTCATGTTCAACATCATGGCTCCAAAATATTCC